TCGACATCTGAATATATTTTGTTTAGATTGGTATCGAGTTTTCCGAAGAGTTCAGGGCTGTAACCGATGGCTGCTGTTGGATTAAACAGAACACATTTTTTATCCATTAATATACGCAAAATCAATTTGATTAGAAATCTGGTTTCTAATAGAAATTTAGGTTTATCAAATGCGTCTTTTTCTATATTTATGATAACATATGGTGTCCCGTGATCTTCAAGGTCAGTTAAGAAAACACCAGTATCATTGTTTGGGTCATAAAGACTATTTAAATTAAGGTCCTTGGCATTTTGGACATTAATTTCTACTAATTCGTTGAAGGATAAGCCATCGCCAGCTGGATGGCGTTTATTACCAAACCTCTCTTTATGAGGTATAATTGAAAGAGGTTGAACATTATCTTCTATTTCGCCCCCTGGCTCTACAAAACCAATATCAACTAATTCAGAATTTCCGTCGTCCAAGTAGTAGACACCGCCCATAAAATAATGATACCAAAAAAAGTAAGGAAAGTACATAGTATTATCGATTTGTCCGGGTGTTTTGAACAAATCAATCAAACCGTTGTAATCGGTATCTCGTTTTTGTCCCAATTCTTCAAAATAATCTATAAGTGGTTGCTGAAATTTGTTGTTGGATGGATCGGGTAAATCTTTAAATAAAATATATTCGCGAATAACTTCTTGACAAGGGGTTAAATCTTCCAAGAAAGAAGAAAATTTGGGTTGTCTGTCAGATGACGCTCCGGCACCACTTGCAGTATCTTCGCTGGTCAAGCATTCTGGGTGATCAACCATTATAGTATTTTGCATTTGTTTAAAATCGTAATCATATACCATATCCATCATTCTTTCGTCGTAATCGAGGGTGAGCCATAAGTATTCAACTGGTAATTGAATCATTCTAATCCATGTTAGCACCGATTGGGTGTTAAATATTAGCGATAGCACACGATCATCTGCTTTTCCATCATTGATTTTGTTTTCGGCAGTAGAAATCCATAGTTGGATGAGTTTTTTGGCTTGATTGGTGTTTGCGAAAAACATTATTCCACCCGATGTTTCGAAAGAGTATGGATCGTACATTATACTTTCTTCCATTTTGTAACTAGACCTTGGGTCTACGTACCAACCGCGGGCCATAAAATCGATATTTTGCATATCGAAAATACCCGGGTATTGTCTGATTGTCATATCTCCGTCGATGTACAATACGTTTTTACCTTCACAAAGTTCGAGTACTTTGCGAATGAATTTTGGTTTTGCGTTTATGGCGAGTTGATAATTTTGTGGACCGACGAATTCGTTGTATTCTACAGCCAAATAGTTGCATCCATTACGGCGGCACTGTTCTTCCCAATTTTCAATCATTTTTTCGAATTTGATAGGTGGTTTATATTCGAACAATTCAATCAGTTGATCAAAAACGGATGTAGGTTCTTTTTTTTTCATAACGGCTAAAAGGGCAGTGTTCAATGATTTTTTGTTATCCTTTACTGCCTCTTGTTTTGATCTAATGTTATCTAATGCTGGTAGGATTTGATTATTTTTAATGTCGTCAATATCCTTGTCGATTTGTGTTGCGGGATTAGTTGATAGTTCATTTTCCAAACATTTGAATAATAGTTCATCATTTTCAATCATTGTTTTTTTCAATTTCAAAGCTTCTATTTTTTCAAGTAATACTGCATTTGATAGTTTAATTTCGTTGTATTCCTTTTTTAAGGAATCGAAATTATTGGTAACGTCAACCAAATCTATTAAATTTTTTTTATTTTTTATCAAAGCTGATCTTATTATTTGAAAGGCTTTGTCTCCTAATACCGCTGGTTCTTTGTGTTTAGCGACATCCGGAAATTTTTGCTTGAGTATCTCGTATCGGTCTATGACTGATAATTTTGCTTTACTAGGAGACTCTATTGGAATCTTCATATCATTGCACAAGTCGGTAAGAAAATGCATAACCATTTTTTTGATGATTGAAAACAGGGTTTTAAATTTTGTTGGGTACTCTTCTAAAGATTTGAACAAATCATCAGGTGTAGTAGCTGATTCTTTAGATTGTGTTTTTTGAATTAAGGTCATCATGTGTTTATTGACTTGTTTCAAGTAATCTTCGTAAAAGTTTGTACATGGTCTAGCCATATTTCGATTTAAATTGCCACGTCCCCACCAATAAGTAACCACAACAAAATTACTCGCAGGATTGAAGTTTATTCCATTTCGCTGGTGTTCAGATAATTTTGTGTTATCGATAATTTTTGATATTTTCATATGATGTTCTGATATCTTTTTCCTGTTATCTGTCACTTTTAATATTTTTTCTTGAATATTCATAGATGGTAATATAATATAGAAATATAATACTTTTAAAGGAAAAGTTTTATGTAAAAAAGTGATTATTAAAATTTATTCTTAAAATTAATTAATATTGCAATTTATTATAATGGAAAATATTTTAAATACTTTTGCTGGTAGAACTAACGAAAATCCAACCAAAACATCAAATGATGAAACTGAAGAGATTGATATAAAAGATACGATCAAAAACTTCACTGAAAAAGTTAGCGAAGCTTTGAAAGAAAAGGATGAAGAGATAAAAAGATTAACTGGAATATTAGAACAGCTTGGTAAAACATTCAATAGTATAGTTACCGAGGACCCTGTCGACGGGCCCATCGACGAGTCCATCGGCGAGGACGAAAAGATTACCGACGAAATGGCTGCCGACGAAATGGCTGCCGACGAACCTGTCCCCCAAGAAGAAGGTGAAAAAATTGCAGCAGAAAACGACAGCGACAAAGAAAAAAAAGGCGGATATAGATACAAAGTAAAACGAAATAGTTCATTGAGAAAAAAGAAAAAGTCTAGCATTGCTCGGTCACCAAATTCGTTAAAAAAAATGAATTGAAGAGATCTTAACAATATATCTATCAATGAGTTGTATACAATTGTGTAAGTGTATTAAGAGAAAAGGATTGGATGACTATAATGAAGGAGATGTGCGTCTTTTTTCATTCGATGGATACAAATGTCAGGTAAAAATAACAAATGTTTATGATGGTGATACGTTTACAGGTATATTTCAATACAAAAATGATATAATAAAATACAAATTCAGAGCATACGGTTATGATACTCCAGAAATGAAGCCGTTAAAATCATTGGCTAATAGGGATGAGATAAAACAAAAAGCTAACGAAGCGAGATTGAAGTTCATTGAGTTAACTAATTGTGAAAAGGCGTTTGTAATAGTAGACTTTGGAGAATTTGACAAATACGGACGAATTTTAGCAAAAATATACAGAAAATCAGATAATTTGTATATTAATGATGAAATGATTAAGCAAGGTTTTGCCCTACCCTATTTTGGTAAAAAGAAGCTCACAAGTGTATAATTTAGTGAAACTATTACAAAAAGGCAAATAAGGGCTACAAATTGTTTGTTAAGTATATTTTTTATATTTGTATTATATATTATATAATAATGATGGAAATGATGCATGATAGACTATTTGGTCCTTTAAGTAAAGATTACTGTTATTTGTTTTACATATTCATGGTATTTAACTTTTTAGCTATTGTACTTGTATTAATTGCAATCATTAGTGAGACATTTTTAATGAAAAAAATACCATATGGGTTGATTGCGTCGGAATTGGGCTTTTTAGCGATATGCACTGTTTTATATTTAGAAAACCGCATTTTACATACAATGTGCATGAATGTAAATTAGAGTGAACACCTTATTACCTCTATTTTTTATAATAATAATAACACTCTCATGTTATTATTATTATTAGTAATATATTGGTTTTCTTTTACCTATTTAGTTTTTTTGTTTTTTAGTTTGACAATATTTTTTATGAGCAGCTAAACCTTTTGCATTTTTGAATTCTCTATTGCAAATTGAGCATTTGCATGTTGTAGTATCGTTTGTAGCATACTTTGCCGATAACAAACTTGCAAGTTCAGGTAGTTCCATCGCAGTCAATGTGTTTAGCATCTCTTTGTTAAACCTTTTGAGACAGTCGATTGCATTTGTTTTATTTTGAACAAATATTTTGAATTCTGCATTTATATTTTTCATGGTATCATCAGATATAGTGTCGCCTTTTATTTCAAACTCGTCGAGTTTAGCGACAATGTGATCGAGCATAACAACAGCAAGTCTTATTTTATCAGGAGAATAATGAACGTTATGAACGAATATCATAACGTTGTTATCGTACATGTCTATACGAAAATCTTCTTTTGTTGCTATACCACTACTTTGTGAAAGAAAAATACCGTGTGTGTTTCTTTGTTCAACATCGCGAATAAATTTATCGACTTCGGTATTAGGTACGTTGTGAAAATAATCTTTTGTTTCGAACATGATAGAATGCAATCCATCTCTGTTTACCATAAAGTCACCAGCTCTTGCTATTCCTGTTGTGTTCTGTATATTTGAAGATGGAAAAATTCCATTTAAAACGGTTTCTAGTTTTCCTTCTCCAATATTACCTTTAATGGAAGAATTTTTTTGTCCTTCAAAAAATGTTTTTATGTTTGAAATATCTTCAGTAATATCCATTTTAGTAAGTTGTGATTTGAACTCTTGATTATTTTGTAAAATGAATTTATAGAGTAAATCATATTTTTGAGTTAGTGTAGATTCAAAGTTCTTTAGGTCACCTGATTGTGATGCTTTTGAAATCTCCAAATTAATGTCTGTTGAAAACTGTTTAAACTGTGAATCGAATGTTGATTTAAATTGGTCGTTGAAATGTATGCGTAATTTATCCAAAAGTTTATCATGGTTTTCATAAGCCATTTTTTGATATTTTTCAAATTCGCTATGTTGTGAGGCGTTTATACATTTTTCAAATTCTTTCATGCATTCATCGCGACTAGCGTATAGCTTCAGTTGAATAGAATCTATCATACTTCTCTGTAGTTCATTTAAATCAGATTGAATTCGTGTTTGTGATGTATGAACATCATTTATACTGGTTCCTAGTGTGTTGCATTTTTGATGTATGCTCTTCAATAAGGTTGTTATTGCATTTTCATCCACATTGTCTTTGGGTGTTCGCGACAGTACGTTCGTTATCAAATCAACAAACAGTTCATTCATTTCATTTAAATCAAAATGTGGATGATCATTATAAAATTGTATTACTTTTTTACTAGTTATATTCATTGTTCCTGTTAATATATCAAACGACTACTTTTTAAATACAAATGATAAACATTACAGGGAGGAGAGGTCTATTTTTTGTCAAACTTTTTAATTTCATACTATCTCATTGTTGAATCCTGGTACCCACGCAGTAAACATTGTTTTTTGAACAGACTCGTACCGGTTAATGCCTGTTTTCGCGCCCACGGTGTCGCCCATCATACATGTAAACATAGTATTTTCAGAGGTATCGTTCACCCAGCCAATACAATCATCATTAGCTGAACACTTTTCCGCACACCCTTCCCATGTATCACAATTCCTCCCATCAATAGGGGTGGGTTTATTACACAACATAAAATTCATAGAAGGATCAGAAAATATGTTCACTGTTTTATCAGGAATATTTATGATGGGACTCATATTGTTATTACTATAATCAGTGATAAAATTGGTTATTAGAGCTTCTAATTCAGTAATTCTATCATCTGTATCATTTCCATTACCGTTGTTTCCACTATCGTCATTTCCACTACCGTTGTTTCCACTATCGTCATTTCCACTACCGTTGTTTCCACTATCGTTCGTGTCATTTCCATAAATCCCATCAACATCATTTAAAGTAACGTTAGTACTGATCATATTTTGAATCAAAGATAGCATTTCGTCGCGATTGTAATTTTGTAGAGGTGTTTCACCTGACAAAGAACCAGATACATCAGGTTCAGATTCTTGAGTACTATCACTAAACTCTGGAATAGTTATAGGGGTATCAGGTGTCACATCAGATAAAATATTGTCAGAGATATCTGGTGTTACACCAGATAAATAATTCATCCAAGAAGTAGAGACCTGTGGGCCTAATATAGAATCTTTGTCATCAGTTAGTTTCGAGGTAGTTTTTATAGATAAATGCAAATCAAATATGT